TCATTTGCGGAGACAGCTTGGAAGTGTTGCGGGGGATGCCGAGTGAGGAACTACGCCGCCGCTTTGGTAATTCACTATGACCGAAACAAAACCGAAAGGAATCCCGCCCGAATTGCTTGTGAAGATACGCTCCGAGCCGTGGTACGAAAAATGCGCGCTCACAGGCAGATGTCCCGTTCAAATTCATCATCACTTGCGCTATCAAGGACGAAAATTGCAAGAGTTGTTCTCGCTGATTCCCCTCCATCCCGATATTCACGCCCGCGTCCACGAAAAAGAGATACGGGAGAAATGCGACAAAATTGTATGGGACAGGGCAACGGAGGAGGAGCGAAAAAAGTATGGTCTCAACTGAAAAAACAACGCAACGGGCAATTACCGATTATTTGTCCTTTAGAAAAAAACTTTGGTGGCGGAATAACACAGGCGCGTATGCGAATGAATACAAGGGAAAAAGATACTATGTCCGATATGGAGAAACGGGAAGCCCCGATGTATATGTCCTTGATATGGGTGTCCTTTACGGTATAGAGGTGAAAGATGTAAAAGGCAAACTGTCCGAAGCCCAAGTGTCCTTTAGAGAGCGATTTGAGAAAGCGGGAGGGCGGTACATTCTTGCCAAAAGTTTAGATGATGTTGTAACTCGGCTCTGATTTTCCCCGGGGAAAATGATACAAAAACCGCCCCATTTTTGAGGCGGTAATTGCTCCCAGCTAATATCGTCCATCGGCTATTTAAGCCCAAACGCTTTTCTAATGCCCGATAAATAGTCCTCTGTGTCGCTTATGTTGAAGCAACCGAGAAATGAGGACATCCAGCGTTCGCAGACGCCCTTAAACCCGTATTTATCCGTAACGGTAACGCCTACACTTACTAACGGAGTTTGATAGCCCGTCAGTCCCCAGCTTTGCATTATCGCCATTGGGTCCATGTTACCGCAGTTCGCGCCGAACGACTGTGAAGTGAGCGCGATAACTCCCGCCGTAGTGCTTGCCACTTCCGCTACAAGGGTGTTTTGTCCCAGAAACGGCCCAGACGATGTTACCTGCCACGAGCTATCACCTGATGAAAATGTCGCGATAACTTGCTCGTTCAGCTTAATTCGGAGCGTATCGGGGACGCTGTAGCCAGCTGTGCCGCGAAACACCGCAGAACTGCACACTGTTGGGATAGTATCGGCCGTTACGCTTGCGGCTTGTGCCGTAAACGGCAAGATAACTGCGATTGTGAGTATTCCTATGATGATTTTATTCATTGTTTTATTTCATTATCTGCTAATGTCCGACCTTTTTCGCGCTGTTCTCCCGCACGCGCGTGAACGGGACGCCACCTTGCCAACGACGCTTTTCTTGCGCTCATTATGCGCTCTTCAGGCGTTAGTTTGGCGTTTGTGATTTGCGCGCCTCTCGCGCCAAGACAACGGGCGCACGATAGCGAATTGCCGCAGATTTTACACAGCGCCTCGCTGATTGCCTCTATGGGGCTATTTCCAAAACCATGTATCGTGCCGTTGCTCGTGTTTTGCTCGGCATGGTAGCGGTTTCTTTGTTCGCTTTTGGTGATTTTCACGACAATATAAGTTAGCCGATAAGCCCAGATTGTCCGTCCAGATACACGACCACAAGGAAGCCGAGAATGAGGAGGAGGGCGATGAGGGCATATTTCGCGCGCTGTAGGGCAAGGGCGCGCTTGTAGGAGGGCAAGGGATGGCCGAGGGTGAAGCCGATATCTTGGGGGATTTTCATAGTTTTATGAGATACACTTTTCCGATAATTGTCCGGCTCATTTGCTTACGCTATCGTACCTAAATGCTTTGTCCTCAGCTTCTTCAATCTCTTTTCCGATAGTGTTCATAATCTCAATAGCTCTCGCGTCAAGGAAAGACGCGCCCCAGTTGATTTTGGAAAAGAGATATTTTAGTTTCTCGGTGATTGGTTCTTTCATGTTTATTTATTTTTTCTTGGCTTAATTCTCGTCATAATCACGACCATGACATGAACCAATGTTTTGTTTATTTTTGCCGCTTTGCGTTTTAGTTTGTCCACTTCTTTGCAAGAGTTTTCGTAGGCGTTTTTTGTCATTGTGTAAATTAGTAAGCTGATAATTTCATGTCGTCCCGCACTCGGCGCGCGTTTCACTTCACTATCATCTTTGCCTGCTCCGCGTCCATCTCGCAAGAGTAGCAACTCGTCTCAAAACTTCGGCACTCATGTCCATTCCGGCAAGTCCAATTGTAATCTGACGGAAATGCCCTGCCTCCCACGCCTCGCGTAATCTTTACCGCATTTTCTTTTTTCATGTATGTTTCGCACGAGAACTTTCTCATAAATCTACTCTTGCCGTTATCAAAGAACAGAGCGCGAACGCTCACAACTTCATACAAGCGGAGTAATAATCTATGCAACGGGTACGATTTCCTCGGTTTGCGCCTCATTAAAGACGACGAAGCCGCGAAAGTAAGATGAACGCTTGGTTTTGCCGGTCTTTTCGTCTTTCTCGTTTGCCGTCCCGAACGCTCGGCAATAAATGCCGTGCTGTCCTTTCTGCACTTGTCGCCCGGCTGTAAGCCATTGACGAAAGGTCGCAAATCGCGGCGACTCAAAGTTTCCGTTAAGTAACGCGGCTATGTTGCCGCCTTGATATTCAATGCCAGTGGTGGCGTTGAAAGGTATGATTATTTTTGTTGCTTCCATAGTTTTATGGGTTATCGCTTGTGTATGAAGTTGTCAGGGTTCGGAAGTAGCCCGCCGCCCGCTATCCTATCGTTTGAGTCCTTGCGGGACTCTTGCGCGGTTGCGGCGGCGTAATGTATTATGAAGCTACTAGATGATGAGATGAACTGGAGGGCTCGTCTCTCTCTATGGTAGAGTCTACCGCAGGCGTGCGGATATGTAAAGGGGGAAACAGGCGAAAAATGGGGATAGCTGTTTGACGGTATAACATAGCCACATTTCAACTATTGCCGTTTTATTTCGTTTGTGTGGTAATAATTTCCCTGGGGAAACTGATAAAATGCCTTTTCGTAATAGACGCAAATACGTAAAACCGCGCTAAAAAGATATTAAAAACTACTCATATAAGAGTTAAAAACTATCATAGATGGCTATATTTCTTGCAGGAAGGACGGCAGAAAAGCTCGTAGAGGCTGCTAGTGAAGGTAGGAAGTTAACGATAACAGAGGCTGCGAGACAAGTAGGCGCAAGCGTTTCTTACGCTCAAAACGGCACGCTTGTGAAAGCAAAATCGTTCCAAGCTGTCATCGCAAAATGGCGCGAACCTCTTGCAAAAAAGCTCATGCAGGGTGCGTCACACTCTTTTTCAGAAGTCAATAGAAGGCTTAAAAAAAAGACGACAATCAAGGACATTTCCACCCGCGATTTAATCGCAGGCGGCGCAGTAATGTTTGACAAAGCACAGCTTCTCACAGGCGGCCCAACGCAGAGAGTGGAGACTTTGGGCGCATTTTTGTTGAAGTATATTGAATCGGAGCCGCAAGAAGGAGAACAAAGCGCCATAGACGCAAACACTGTTAATAACAACAAGAGTCAACAGGTGGAAAATCCCTCGGTTGAGCCATAAAGGAGGGGGATATGGGGGGTGGGGTAATACCGCAAATGGAGGCGGGTGGTGGAACAGATAAGAGTAAACCAACGCCTATTTTCGGCCTAAAACGCCTACTTTCGGCTTAAATTGTACCCATAACTGCTATTCCCAGTTGCTATTTGTATATCGTTTTTGGCATAATGAACTGATGAAACGATATACAAAAACCTTTCTCCTGCGATTAAGCGATTTACAATTAGCGGAAATAAAGCAAAAGGGTGGTTCAAAGTATATTCGCAGTAAGTTATTTGCGGGTACAAAGCAGAATGTACCCACAAAACCCCGCTCTCTCATCGCCGAATGTACTACAACGGACGAAAACGGTTTACAAACTTTTGACGCTACAATGCTTTCTGAAGCTCGCCGCAAGTCCTCAAATCTTGATGAGGAGTTCAACCCTTACGCGCCCAAGACGGAAGTTATCAATGGCGAGGAATATACGATGGTTTCTGATTTGAAGTGCGAGGAGTGCGGCAGCAACCAATTTCTTAAATACAATAAGTTTCTGCGCCGACCCGCGTGTATGAATTGCACTAAAATAGGGTGGTAGGATATACGAAGGAGGGGGTATAGGGGGGTGGGGGTAGCCGTCTTCGGAAGACCGTCTTTTATGGATAAACAAAAAGAGTACTTTCAAAAATTATTCCGCTCCCCGATATTTCTGATTAAGGAGTTCTGGGGGCTTTTTCCGCAACCGCTTATCTGCGAGAAACAACACAAGCATACCTTCAATTGTTATGGCGAGTTTGTGCTTGGACAGCACATAACGTGGCAACAGACACAAGTTCTTGAAGCGATAGAGGCAGGTAAAAATCGCATTTCCGTAAGGTCGGGAAATGGGATTGGCAAGGACGCTCTGCTCTCGTGGCTTATTCATTGGTATCTCTTTACCCATTATCGGGCGCAAATCGGCTGTACCGCCCCCTCTGCGGACCAGCTCTATGATGTTTTATGGAAAGAACTTTCGGTATGGAATCAAAAATTGCCTGAAACGATTAAGAAGTCGTTTGAATGGACAACCGACAGGTACCGGCTCGCGGAAGCCCCTGAAATATGGTGGGCGAGAGCAAGGACTGCAAGGCGAGAAACGCCCGAAGCGTTTGCCGGTTTACACGGCAAATATGTCTGTCTTTTGGGTGATGAAGCTTCGGCGATAGATGACGCCATCTTCAGCGCGGGTGAAGGCGCGCTTACGGGTGAAAACACTCTTGTCGTTCTTGTCGGGAACCCAACTCGTTTGGAGGGCTTCTTTTACGAAACTCATACCAAGTTCAAAGATAGATGGACGATTTTTGCGTTTAATGGAGAGGAAAGCCCTATCGTAAGACGCGATTTCGTAGAGGAAACGATAGCGAAATATGGTCGCGAGTCGGACGAATTTCGCTGGAAAGTACAAGGCGAGTTTCCGAAATCGGAGGGGATGGACTTGAAGGGCTGGATGCCCCTGCTTTCGGAAGCTGAATTAAAGTTTTGCCCCGATGTCGGCTCGTTCAAGAGTCCCGCGCTCGGCATAGACCCTTCGGGTGAGGGCTCGAATAAAACGGCAATGGTTGTCCGAGACGCATTTATGGCAAAGATAGTATTGGAGGAACAGTTCTCCACTCCGAAAGGCATTGCCGATAAGGCATTGACATTCGGAATCCATTATAGTATTTCAGTTGAAAGAATGGTGATTGACTCATTCGGCGCCGGAAGCAATGTTGGAATGGAAATCTCTCTCTCATCGGGGGAAAGGCCGAGAGCGGTTAATGTCGGCGAAAGAGCGGACGATCCCGAACGATTCGTGAATATGCGCGCGGAATTGTACTGGCGGCTTCGCGAGTGGATTCTGAAAGGCGGCCAGCTGGTGAATCATCCTCATTGGAAGCAGTTGCTTACGATTCGCTATAAACGGACAGGAGCGGGCAAGATTCAGATAATGAGCAAATCTGAATCAAAGACAGTCTACGGCTTTGATTCTCCTGATCTTGCTGATGCTTTGAGTTTGTCTTTTTTTGGCGACAATGAACCTCTTATGGGAGAAAGGAGGAGAGAGCTTTCTAACAATGAGATAGTTCAAATTACGAGTGTGTATTGATATAATGAACGTATGAAGAAATGGAAGAAAATGTCAGATGAGCAAAAGAAAAAGATAGGCAATGCCCACAGAGGGAAAATTGTGTCTGAAGAAGCTAGGAGGAATATGAGTATAGCTCATTTGGGTCAGAGGAAGGGGACACAGTTATCAGAAGAAACGAAGCGGAAGATTGGTCTTAAAAGCATTGGTAGAAATCTGGGTAGGAAGCATTTAAATAGGAAGAACAAACCATTCACACAAGCTCGTAAGGAACTGATAAGTCAAATTGCAAAAGAAAGAGGATTTGGTAAATGGAATAAGGGACGCACAGGTGAGAAGAGTCCTTCTTGGAGAGGAGGATTAACTTCTATCAATAGCCGTATTCGTGATTCCAGTGAATACAAGTTATGGAGGAAGTCAGTTTTTGAGAGGGATAATTACATTTGTATTTGGTGCGGGGCAAGAAATGGCGAAGGAAAGACCGTAAAGTTTCACGCAGACCACATAAAACCATTTGCTCTGTATCCCGAACTTCGTTTTGCGATTGATAATGGGAGGACATTGTGTGTTTCTTGTCATAGAAAGACAGATTCTTATGGGGTAAGAGCACGGAGAGAACTTTGATTTGATGAAATTACTTGCATTTCTTTTTAATTAGGTAGATACTTACACAAAACAGACGAGTTTTTAGTGGCAATTCCCGCAAAAATCTTAAAACGCAGAGATTATCTGCTTGAAAGAGCGGAAAAGATGCTGAAAGCGCGAGAACCATACGCGCGTTTTTGGCCTATCGCCGAACAAATCTACAAGATGGTCTCGGAAAAGAAGAAAGGCGAAGATGAATGGCGCTCCACGCTTCCCGATACATGGGCTTTTGCGACCATAAAGACGGCGCAGTCCGCTTTTGTGGATGGCAAAGTCATTCCGACCATTATCCGCCATAAGGATGACCCGTCATCCAAAGCCGAAGACCTCCGCGATTTGTATTCGGATATAAGCGAGAAAGGCAATCTTGATTTGGAACTTTATTTTGCCCGCTTGGACGCATTTAAGCTCGGGAACGGATTTCTCAAAACTATTTATTGCAAGAAGCCGCGCACGATTTGGGAGATTGAAAAATACAATCCTAAAGACGATTCGTTCAAATGGAATAAAAAGACCGTCAATGAGTTTGATGACCCCAAAACATTCCGTGTGTCGCCGTATCTTATCTTAGTGGACGACCTCGCGAGATTTAACGATTACCGCGATTTGATTGAGATAGAAGTAATGGGACGCGATGAGGCGGAAGAAGTATATGGCAATCTTGTGAACTTTAAGGAAATCGAAGAAACAACCGGCCTGCTTTCAAAAGTGAAAGCGCAGGCGACTACGCAAATAGCGGAGACAGACGGCAAGGGATTGCGAGGGACAGAATTTGAAGGAGCGAGCCAATATCATTTCTTCGCTCCTGGATTTGAGTGGAGTGATGAGTATGTTGAAATTTTGCACTATTGGAATCACGGAATGATGTCTCCAAGCGGCGCGTTAGATTCATACGAGATTCTGATTAACGGTTATCCCGCGCGAGTGGATACGAAAGCAGATTCTAAACCGATTCCTTACATTCATAAGCGGATTCCATTTACGCATATTCCGTATTCTCCGTATTCAAAAGATGAGTTCTATGCGGCGGGCATCATTGAAATCGGACTCTCGGAAACGGAAGCGTTGAAGAAGTTCAGAGAAATGATGTCGGATAGGCAGAAAATATCACTATTTTCTCCCGCATTCTCGGATGTGAACGATGAGATAGACCAGAAACAACTCGCACTCAAACCTCTTTCCATTATCCGCACCAAAGGCGGCGTGCCAAAGCAATTTAATATCCCGGGAATTACTAACAGCGACCTCGCCATTCAGGACAGGCATGAAATGGCGTACAAGCGCGCGGTGGGCGTGGATGAACGCATACTGGGAATAGAATCCAGCGGACAGACGCTTACTGCCACCGAGGTATCGTTTATCCGAGAAGCGGCATTGAAGCGGCTTCGTGAGTTTTCATTCTTGTATCGTAACGCGCTTCTGCACGGTGAAATCAAGTTGAAGTTCTCGTTATGTAAGCAATACTTTTCTTCTCCGCTTTCGCGCGAGAGCAAAGTCAAAGGGGATAAGGGAACTCGTATTCTCAAAGCCCGCTTCAAAGAGTTCAAAGTTCGCACGGGAAATACTTATATCAAGAAAACGGTATCGCCCAATTTCTTTG